TGCCTGACGCCAATTTTATAATCAGACTTCTAACTCCCGGCTCACCGTCTACAGCTTTTAATGCTTTAGCAAGTTCAACGTCTTTGGTTTCCCAAACTTCGCGTTGCCCTTCGCGGTAGATTTCAAATTGGTTTTCTTTTAAGTCAGCATTGCGGCGAGTGAATTGGAATGCATCGCCTGACTCAGTAGTAAAGCCATTCGCATTTAAAAACTCTGCCGCCTCTTTGGTCATTTCAACTTTGCCAGGAATTTTAACTTTGTATAAAAGTGGGTCTTTCCCGCCGGTTGCTTCCTGCATTTTAACCATTTCAGAACGCGCACGATTTGCTTCTGCCAACTGAATAAATGTTGCGGTATCGTTTGAAATCGCCTGAAGTGGGCTTTGAGTTTTTAAATTGTTAGCACCTTTTAATTGCTTAAAAGATTTGTTTCCTGATTTAGCTGAGATTGCTACTTCATTATTAATGTCAACGATACGATTGAAAGGCACGTAAAGTTTTTGTACGTCTTTAAATCCTTGCGCTACTTCTTTGTCGAGTAATCCCGCTTGAACCAAGTAATCTAAGTTTCTATTTCTGTACTCAGTAACTTTTTTAGCAGCTTCAGCAAAATGAGCAGGAGCTTTTGCTACCAAATTCTTAGCGTGACCAATATCAAAACCCGTATCTTGTATGCCTCTTGCGTTAAGTTCTACAGCGCGGTTAGCTGCCAAGAAAGCATCAAACATTTTCATTTCATTTTTACCAACTGTGCTCAGTGCTTCGTTTAGTCCTTCGCCGTTTCGTTTCATGGTATTGAAATCAAAAGTTCCGTACTTGAGAGAGTACAGTGCTTTTGCTTTAGCATCGTTTGCATTTCTTGCAAGTTTGTAAGCATCAAAAACAGTCTCAACCGGTTTGCCTTGCGCAAGTTGTTCTACTGCATCTTTGATTGGGTTATATTTATCAACTACTCTTGTATAAAGATTATCAATAGAATTTACAAAAAACTCTTTCCCAGCTTTGAGCCTTTGCGATACCGTCTCTCCGCCTTTAGTAACCAATTGTGATTCGATGGCTTTGAATGACTCTTCTAAAGTAGTTTCTTCAGATAAAGGTTTTGCTTCTACCTTGGTTTCAGCTTCTAAATCTTTTCCGATTTTAACTTCAGGTGGCTGACTTCTAATTTCCTCTTCAGTGAACATTGGGTCAAGAGGTTTACCAAGTGCCTCGGTTGCGGGCTTGTCTACCGGTCTTTGATTGTAAGCGTCTGGAATATCTTTATTGGTTGCGTGTAAATCTTGTTTAATACTTGGGTTTTTATCAGAGTCAAGAGCAACCTGACTTGGGTGAATGTCCTTATCAATAAAGGTTTTCATCACGCCTCTTTTTACCGCACCAACGGAGTGAAGTGCTCCTACTACTGAAAACGAATGTACGAAATCACGAGCGGTTGGCATTTGCCCTTCAACCGCGCTTCCCGCTGCCGTCATCACAGAGACTTTGGCTAATTCATCAGTGACTAACTTTGCTACGGGTGATGCAAACTTTTCAGCCATTTTTGCAGTGTAGGGGTTAATCAACCCTGCGGTCATTTCGGTTGCAACCCCAACTGCCGCAGATTTTGCAGTAGTAAGCATGACTGACGACATACGCGAGTAGAAATCTTTGAAGTCTTTAAAACTTCCATTCTCATAGCCATCCATCATGTAGGCTTTCATTGCTGATGGTAAACCAAAAGCGCCTGCTCCGATACCGGCAGTCGCGCCCACTAAAGCTCCGGGAATAGCTGCAACACTTGTACCGATTGCTCCGCCGCCAATACCGCCTGCGAGAGCGCCAACCGCCATGGCAGGAATGTCTCCTACTACTTCTGCCGCGCCATAAAGTGTGTCTGCAAACAGTGAAGAGTTTTGAGGTGCTTCGGTCATTGGTTTGCCATGAATGAGTAACCCCATAGATGAATGGGCAAGCCCTGAAGCGATGTGTTTGTATACGTCCTCAAAAGTGTTGATTTCGTTTGAAAGAATTTCTTCTTTACCGTCTTCTGGTTTTGGAAGACTTGCGCCGTAATCTTGAATTAACTTTTGCTCTTTAGCCGAATCAGGTTTTGGAATGCCCCAATGGTCGTTAATCTCGTCCATTGAGTAACCTTCATTCATGGCTACTTGATTCTTCTCAGCTACAAAAGTATTGATCTCATCGTCGTTGTAACCTTCGGCTTTTGCTTTGATGCGAAAATCATCTAAGCGACTCATTTAAGTAAGTCTCCTAATGGTTTTCTTTTCGCGGGAGCCGGGGTAGCAGACGGAGCCGGTTGCCCGCCGGTCACATTCATGTAGTCACCACTCCACAAAGTAACGTTTGATGAAGGTTTAGTTTTTTGGAGTTGTTGAATCTTGGCTTGAATAGCTTCTTGTTGAGTAGGTACAAATCTCGGTACAAGTTTATCAATGATGTTATTCTTCTCGCCCATCCCTAAAAGTTGATGAGGGGTCATGCCTGCTTTAATGCCTGCTTCATATTCACGATTAAATACAGAAACAAACTCCATGTATTTTTTATTACCAAGCTCATCAGGAACGCCGCTGATTGGTGTTCTCACCAAAGCACCTTTCACTTGTGCAAACGCTGATTGCTTCAATGAAAAGTCAGCGGGGTCGGAAGCTTTCGCTTGGTCCATCATCATCACCAAATCTAGTTTATCGTTTTTATCAAGAGTAGAGTTCATGATCTCAGTTGAATCTTGAATACTATCTGGATGATCAGGTTTGAGCATGATGCGATCAAAGAGTTTTGCTTTAAGCCCCGGGTCTGCCGCAAAGTTACCTTTGTTGTCTTTTTCTAATTCTTTTACCCACATTTTTTGTTGTTCGTAACTAAGTTCTTTATTTTTCATGACCGCATCGAGTGAAAGAGTGCCACTTACGTGTCTGGCTAAGAAATCTTTATTAACGGCTTCTGTCTTTTCCTTTTTAAACTTCTCTATCATTCGATCGTTGTGATCGGCTTGAACACGAGCCGCATTCTGGGAAAGTTTTTGTTTTTGAATAAGTTCGTTTGTTTTATCACCGAGAGTGTACTTGCTTAGGTCCGCATCGAACGGCCTGTTAATAACATCGCTCTCGGCAGCTTCACGGTTTAATTTAAGAGCGTAATCTTGTAAGAGTGCATCTACTTTACCTTCGCCGCCTTTGCCCGCCAACGGAAGTAAAGAGTCACGGGACTGGTAAAGCTCGGCTAACTTTGCCGATAAAACGCCGGGGTTGTTACTCACCGATTGAGCCATTGCATTGTAGCGGGCTTCAAGGTTTTGTTTCAACTCCTGAGACTGAAGGGTTGAGTTCCGAGTCAAAGCCATTTGAGTAAACTTAGTTTCATGGAGTGCTGAAGTACGGTCGAAGTATTCTCTCGCCTCTTCAGAACCTAATGCATCCCTGAATTTATCGTTTGACTCTCTGAACGGTTTCATCACCGCCGCTATCGCATCAGGGTCAGTCGGGTCAAAGGAAGTAGACATTGAAGCAATGGAAGCTTCCATCGCCGCAGCATTGGTAGCCGCCGCAAGGTCAGCTTTACTTTTTTGAAGTGCAATCGTTTTATCTTTGACGTAGCCGCCGATTTTTTCCATCGTGCCGCCGAACTGACCGAGGGCATCCGTTGGAGAAACGTCTACCGCTTTAAAATTTGATTCAGCATTTGGTGTAGCCCCTGCGTTGTATTCTTGAATCTTAGCCATTTAAAATGCTCCCATTGTTGCCGCGCTTGTTGCGAGTCTAGCAAGCCCGCCTACCACACCACTAACTATGTCGCTTTCCGCTTTGGCGTACAGTTGTTGGGCTTGCTGATCATAGTCGTCTGCTTTTGCCTGAGTAGCGCGAATGATGTTTGCAGAATCTTGGAATGCCTCATTTGCGCTGCTCATGAAAACGTCAAGCGCACTGCCAGACATTTCGATGCCCGCCGCTCCTCGGTCTGCTTTTTGTTTGGAAAGAATTTTAGTCGCCTCTTGCATTTGCATACGGCGTTGAACGTCGCCCATGATTCTAACCTGCTCGGCATTGTACTGCATGGTCAATGCGTTTTTGCGATCAATCTCAGCTTGTTGAAAACCGGAGTAAATAGTAGCAATCCCGCCAATGGCCCCGCCTACGCCTTGTAATGTGGCAGCGGCAGTCATGCCCGCCTCACCGATTTTCTCTAGCTCTTTAGCAGTACCATTTACGATTGGGTCGAGTTTATATCCTGAATCAAGAGAGCCGAGGTTAAAATAGTCTTTCATTTAGTAGCCCCCCTCACTAATTTACGATACGGTTTTTGATCAATTAATTCTACCAAGCCTAAATCCTTAAACCCGAAAAACTCTGCAAACTTTTGATTTACGTCTGTTTCCACATGCGCCACAAACGGAATATCTTTTTTGACTAATTTTTTAAGTTTCTTAATGATAGAAAACTTATTACGCGTAAAGCCTTTTCTCAAGATTAAAAACGCTTCAAATTTATAATGTGTGTATCCTGCGATAGCCATTGGTATGCCATACACATTAACGAGCATGTAGTGAACCGAATTATAAAAGAGATGGTCGGCTTGTTTATCTGTCAATGGTTCGGTAGCACACGCACACAAGTCCGTAAATTCTTTATGAGAAGCCTTCTCGTAAAAAATCATGTGTAATCCTCCACATTAAGCTGAGGCATTACCGCAAGTAATTGGAACGGAGTAGGAGTGGCTACTTCAATACACCATTGACTGTCGTAAGCATTGTCAGAGATTAATCCGGTTCTAGCTATCGTACCGGTGAAAAGTTTTTCTTCTCCCTGGAAATTGTCATCAGAATTAGTTTTCACTGACACCGGAACCATGTCGTCAAAATTCACACCCGCTTTAAAACTTTGAGAGCGATTTAAAATAACCGCCATGTCATTCACTCTTCTGTACTTACCAATAGAAGTTCCGTTCTGCGAACCTCCCTCAGTGCGAAGCCCTTTAATTCTGTAAGTGAATGGAAAACCGATTTGAGCAGTGACGAAACCGAAAGGAATGGTTGCTACACCCCCGTTTGATACAGTGAGAGTTCCGACCTTTTCTTCGTCGCCGTCACAGTAGTAAGCTACCTCTTGATTTTTCATCCACGTTAAACCTGTGATTTGCGTCACTACTTTTCTGATTTCCCCGCCGCCGTTGTACGCAGAGAGATCAGTAGAATCAAGTGCGATAGAAAAATTAGTTGGGCCAATGACAGTGATGGCGAAACGCTTTCCATTTAATTGACTTGTCTTAGATTCGTCGTAAAGCCCAAATGTGCCTTTGAACTCAACTTCGTTTCCGTTTGCCAAGTTATGATTAACACTAGTTTGAATAGAAGTGATCGCGCCGTTAGTGATTGCATCAATTAGAATTGGTTGGTCATATTGGAAACTGCAATCAACCCCGTTGTAAAATTCTGCGTCGTTAAACTCTTCAAACATTTTATCCATCACTTCAATGGTGACGAGCGGAAATGGGTCATTGTCAAGAGTGCGGTTCACCGCTAACCAAAGATCATCAGAATTTGTGTCGGGGTTAAACAGTACCGCAACTTCGATTGGTCTAGGTGGGGTTAATGATGAATCATATTTTCCGCCGATAAAATGCTCACTCCATCCAGCTTGCAGAGCATCGGTAGCCCGATTGAAAGTAAGCATTGCGATAGAACTTTGTTTTGCGAAAACTATTATGCCTTGGGGTTGGTCTTGCATTACCGGCCCGCTGGTAAAACCTTCGCCCGCAATGTCGTATGCAATCTCAGTGAGATCAGTTTTCTTAAACCCGTCGATATTGTAGTAGTATTTTATTTCAAATACTTTTTTCTTAGATGATGAAACGTATATCGTGGATTTCTCTGTGCGAATCGCTTGAAATGAAGCGACCCCTACTGTATCCACCCAAACCAAGTTTGCATTCGTCGCTGTGATTGGTTCGCCAAAAGAAGAGGAGCGGAGAACAAAAACACCGCCGTTAGTTCCAACGACCATGCCATATTCATCGCTGATCATCCATTCAATCTTGTTTGAAGTAGGAGAGTTTGCTGTGAAGGTGATCGCGTCTGATGCAGTAACGACTGCATTGTTGTTTGCAGTACCATCAGCAAGATACGGGTTAATCGGGATGAAGTTTGTATAGTCACCAACCACACTGCCGTACATTGTGTTTGACTGCGGACCGGCAAGATAAAGCCTGTTTTGATGGAACGCGATTGCGTTTGGCCAACCAATAGAATTACCGAATGCCCCGAGCTTAAAAAACGAAGTGTCTACGCCTGCGGGCGAGCTTGGGTGATTTCCTGAAATGGTAACACTGTGGACGTCGGTGATCACCGTTATCTGAGAATAAAACCATGGTGTAGTCCCGAGCCGCACCGCTAAAACGCGGCCAACGTCCCCCGCTAAAACAAGGGCAGGAGCGATTGAGCCTCCCGCGACGTATGCCGCATTGAACGCGACCCCTACTAAATCGTAAGTGTTCGCGCCGGTCTTAGTAAGAAAATGATCGCCATTCGCATTCGTAGTGCCGGTCACTCCCGAAATGTTAACTAGACTTCCGTCTGCCAATGCATCGGAAATGTTCACGGTGATGCGAATGTCGCCGGAACCATTGTTCACCGCGCCTGTGATATTGAGTGGGGTATTAAATTTAGAAATTACGGTTGTGTTTGGTCCGACAGTATTTACTGTCACTTGGGCGGTAAGAGTTGGGTTAGTAATTACCGTCAGTCTTGAATCAAGACCATTGGATAAAAGCGGCGGATAATAAAATGGGAGTACGTCAAGCGACCAAAGTAAATCTGTCTGCCGAGTTAAAACTCTTGGTATCTGAGTTCCGCTAACTATGAAAAGTTTGTTCAGTGATTGAGTGTACTTTAAATATGGAAGCTCGGCAGCGGTGTACGGAGAAAACCCCGCGAGTATTAACGTGCGGTTTTTGTATATTCTCATGTTCGAGTCGGTAAACTCGATCATGTAGTTTTCACCTGTGGAATATGAGAATGGAATAAGTCTTGTGGTACTGTTTGTCGGTGGGAAAGCTACGAAGCGAGTACCGGAACGTTTGGTAGCCGGACCTTGGCCGGTAGGTATCGCATTCTCACACAGCGCAAGCCCGATTTTGTAGCGGGAAAGATCACTTCTTGCTTGCGCAATAGGGCTGAACACCCCGCCTGAAAAATCGTTTTGTATCGGACTTACTTTCATAACCTTACCGTCTCGTAAGTGTCTATCGGCATGAACGGGGATGGACCGTCAAAAGAATCTGCCTTACGAGCCTCACGAATCGCATCTTGGTATTGCTGACCCATTAACTGTTTTTTAGTGTTTGATTGGGTGATTGATTCACAGCAAATTTCGGCAAGCTTTGCCGCAAGTGCCATGGCAAAGAGCGGGTCAAACTCCCCTTCCGCGTTAACGTCCGCAACATACCGAAGTTCTAGCGGAGCAGTTTCGTTAGAAAAGATTTTGCCCTTCTGAATAGTCCAATCACGGGCACCGTAGTTACCCTGATCATCATAAGGCGGTGCCATCGAAAGGAAATCCCCAGGTAGTGTATACGCATAGTTTTTACCAAAAAGAGGCGGAGTGGCGTCTTCAGGGAGCTTCACGTTTTTAACCGAAAAGTTCCACACCGGCCTTTTTCTCAACTCTGATCGTCTTACGGTTTCGTAAACGCCGTCTAAAACTCTCGCATTACGAGAGTTATCGCTTGAGTTTTGCACAGTCTGCGCCCCAAGCATCGTCAAAGCAATGTTGAAAATGTCCGTTTTAGAAGCCATTTAAAACCTCTATTCGTCTAACTGTCCTGAGGCGTTTTTTAAAATATGATTTTGAAGCATTTCTAAAGCTAAAAGAACTTCGCCCTTTTTAACTTTTCTTGGAACTGCACCTTCGTAAACTGAATCAGCAAGTTCTACTGTAAGTTCAATAACATTAGAGTTAACGGCTGCGCCGGCCTCTTCGATGATTTGAAACTCAGTCATACCTGGAGAAATTTTATAACGTCTTGTAGCCATGCGGCCTCCTAATTAATTATTAAGTTATAAAAAGGCCCTGTAATTTAATTAATTACAGAGCCTCTTAAAATTATTCAGCCGATTCGATTTCGAGAGCGATGTTACCATCCGCTGCCATCGCGCCGCCCACTGTAGAGCAAATGTCGATTTTGCAGATTGGGTCTTCTGTCAAGCCGAGAGCTTCCCAAAGTGGCATTTCTTGTTTATCAAGAGTGTTAGTTCCTGATTCATTAAGAATGCTCACTTTTTTCAAAGCGGCAGAAACGTCAATCAAACTTCCGAAAAAGTCTGCGTCGATTACTGCGCCTGATTGTGGGTGATCTTCAGTGTAGTACGCACCAACGTTGATCGTTGCTAACGCACCCATTGCTTCACAAGAAAGCTTTAGGTCGCGCATGATCATGTTGGAAGGTACTGGACCGTGACGGTAGATAGTACCCGGTGCGTCCGCGTTCGCTGCCGCGACTTTACCGAAGGTCGTTTTTTTGTTGCTCTTTGCGATGTTAGAGTTTTGAAGTCCTGCATCGTATAGTTTTGAATATTTTGTAGCCATTTTTATTCTCCAAATTTTTTGTTAAATAACCGGGGGCTTTTACACCCCCGATTACGTTGTGTGTTTGCGATTATCGAGCGAAAATCTTCACGATCTTTTTCTCTTCCAAACGAGTAGCACCAAAAGTGCCCTTAACGTAAACCTGCCAAGGCAAGCCAGTCAAGTCGTTACGTTGAGAGATATGGGTTTGAATTGCTTCCCACTCGCCGAAGTACATTCCGCTTTTCGCGTAAACGTAACATGGAGTAGAAGTGCCGGCTTGGTCATCAATCGCAGTACCGAGACGCTCAGTGTGTACGAAGTTGATGCCCAAGAAACGCTGAATGCGTCCGTCAACCAAAACCGGCTTATCGTTGAAATCAGTAGAAACTACTTGAGCTTCTGCTAAAAGATCGTCGATTTGCTGAGCTTGGCAACTCATCCACAACTCATCGTTGTCGAGGTCCACTTCGTTTTGCATAAGCAATAACTTAGCAGCGCGAAGTTTTGCTACCGTCATTCCGGTCGGAGAAGAAGCACCTTGTTGAACGCTAACTACGTTAGCAGCCAAGAATGATGTGTTCGTTCCGCCGTTGTTTCCTGTTTTTGCAATCCCGCCGTAAGCTGCGATGATCTCGTCATCTTGTGCACGACCCATCGCGAAAATCGCAGATTGGGAAAGATAGCTGGTTGGGTCAATGATAAGACGAAGCTTATCGAAAGAATCAACCAATTGTGGAAGTTCGTAATCCACTGGAAACACCCAACGACGATCAAGACCGCCGTCAACGCGGCCCATTGGCGCGTAGCGAGTAGTAACTTTGAGTGCGTTTACAGCCGCGAATTGGTCAACCGCTGCCGCTTGGGAACCTACGTGAGTCCCGTTCATTACCGTCTTACGAAGACGGCTGCCTTTTTGCTGAGAAAGAAATTGTACGTTAGTCGTAAATTGTTCGACAAACAATACTGGTAAATTATTAGTCATGGCTTTAAGCCCTCCTGACAAAATTAAAGTTAATTAAAATTATCGAAAAGCTTAACCCGGAATAATCCGAGGGCTGTTTCTTGCCTACCGTGCGGCCACACCGTCAGTCTTTCCTGACCGTCCGAACGATTCGCGTTAGCGATTTGCCATTCGTATTCAGTATGAGGCTAAGAAATCAGTTCTTGCAAATCTTTTTTATTTAAAATTTCATCTCGCCTGGGTAAGCATCTTCGCCAAGGCGCATAATTTCTGCAATCGCAGCTTTGTCACCGCTTGCGTATCGCTTCATGAAAGCATCGTCCGCCATTTTTTCGGCGATCTTACTTTTTGCGGTGTCGGTACTGAGCTTCGGAGAGCCGCCGTTACCTTGAATGAAACTGGCTTCGCCCATTTTTTCACCAAGTGTCGCCAAAAATTCAGCGCCTTTAGTGTACCCCATGGCTTTTTGAATAGCGTTCAAACCTTCGGCACCAAGACCAAACTTGGCAGCGGCATGAGAAGCAAGCTGCATTTTTTGATCGTGAGCATTACCCCAAGTCTTTTTTAGTGCTTCCACTTCGTTAGTCAGTGCAGTTTGAGCGGCATCACTTGCGGCTTTTGCTTGAGCAGTAGCGCGCTCGGTGTATGCTTTCACCAAAGTTTCAGCTTGTTTGGTAGAGAGGTTTGCTTTGTGAAACTGTTCAGCAAAGTCTTTCATCTCACCTTCAATTTTATAGTCTTCTGGTTTTGCCGGTTTACCTAAGCGCGCGAACACTGCTTCGGCTTCAGGAGAATCTAAATTCTCAGGAAGTTTCAGAAGTTGTTCTTTTGGAACGCCTACAAACTTTTCAAGTTCACGGTAAGACTTCACCAAATCTCCAGGAGCTTTAACACCTTTAGATTTTACCCAACCGCGATCGGCTTCGTCTGCAATATGTGTATCCCATGAAAAATCTGCGGGTGCAGCGGGAGGAGCTTTATTGCCAATGTTATCGTCCGCTGGGGGCGGAGTTCCGCCGCCGTTGCCTTCACCTTCAAAAAAGAATCTTGGTTTGTAGTTTTTAGTTCCGAACATGTTTGGCTCCTTATGACTTGCGAATCACTCTTGCAATTAGCTCGTCGGGTTTAAGTTTGAGTTGTCTTTCTATATGCAACCACACTTCTCTGCGACCTTCAAGCATTGCGTGAATGCGGGGGTCGGCATGGAATGTTGATTCGTTTGCACGGCAGAAAATTTTTAAATCATTGATCACGTTTTCAACGACCGGGCTTTCAGCATCAAAAACATTCAGATAATCTTGCTGAAGTTTAACTACGGCGTTTTTTGCTTTTTTTAAAGCGTCATCCTGTAGAGCCTTTTGCCCGCCCGTTAATTCTTTTTCAATTTCACTACTCATAGTTTACCGCGTTTTCTGTGCTTTCATCACCGCCGCAATAGAAGGGCCAGCTTGAATCGCTGCCTGTTGTTGTTGCTGTGCTTGCATATTTGCTCTAAGTTTATTTACTTCGTCAAGTGATTTCATCCAACGTGCAGGAACGCCGTGAATTTCTGCCAACTCTGGGATAGCAACGTCCATATCAAAATGGAAAAGTGCGCTTGGGTCTTGAGTCGATTGATACACTTGAACCGCTTCACCGAGCATTCGCATGAAACCGGATGCTTCGTCTGCTCGTCTCATTTTGGCAAGTGGCGATTCAAAACGAATTGAAAAGCTACCCTGTCCACGAGCATGAGCTTGGCGCAAGATTAATGGCATCGGACCAAATGCACCTTGGTTTTCTAAAATATCATACTCACGGGTAATCACGCGCGAGAGGTATGATTCTTGGCGACCAAATAAAGGTGCGATGAGCATTCCTTTTTCTTTCGCCCGCTCCATCACTTCGGTTGCGGTCTGTTCAGGATTTTCAACGAGGATTTGAAAGAGTGATGTATACATCGCATCTTTAATATCGTTTCGGTCGTCGTCCATTATGTCTTTACCGATTTGAACATTACCGGTTGGGAGAGTATCAACTAAGCGTCTGCCTTCGGCGCTCATACCGCCAGCGACCATCGCGCCGGGTTGCGCGCTCATTGTATTTAAAACGCCGTCATCGTGAACCAAGTAAACCGGGTCAACAATTCGATGAGCTTGCTTGAGCAGGATTCTTTTTTCTTCGTTCAGAGTTTTAATGGTGGGAAGAACATCACCAATCGGTCCGCGACCGTATTCTTCATTCAGTGATTGACCCCATTTAGAAACCGCATATGGAAAACTTCTGTATCCACCTGTTTGTAAAAGTGCGGCACCCGTGAGTGAAATGTAGGCCGAAGAATACTTCATGCCTTTAGCATCAAGACGTCCGGGTTCATATTCCGCGTTCGGAACTACACAATGTAAAAATTCATATTGTGTTTCAGGTTGGTTTTGCGCCATCTTTTTAATTACTTCAGGGCAAGTCTCTGGCCACATTTGAACCGCTTGACGAGCGCGCAAACGGAAGTGACGGTAAACTTTATCCGGAATACCTTGATGGTTTGACTCGTGGTAAATTTCGCCCAAGTGAGTGAACTTGTATCGAAGTCCCTTTGTCCCCCACAAACTGTCAATGAAAAGTGAACCATTACCGTAAGCACCGAGAGAATGCCAAACGTTTTGATTCTGCTCCAAAAAATTTGCATTCGGATGATAACGTTCACGAAACATGATGAGAGATACTTTTTCCAAATATTCCTGCACTTGTTTGTTACGTTTTAAAACTTCATCCTCAACTGTCATGCGATGCCATTTAGCACTGTGAGGAGTCATCATTGAATCGATGATCGCCACAAACCTCATGAGAGCGGTGTGAGCAGTAGAATCATAAAGATACTTTGTACGCTTATCACCTTCAACAATACGTGTACCTTGAAAAGAATTAAGATCGTTTGGTGTTACAATTTTTGAAATATCATTCCACTGAATTTCCCACGAGCCGCGAAGCGCGCGGAGTTGTTCGTAGTGGCGAATGTGAGTAGCGGATAAATCTTCAACTTGGTTTGCGATAGTTTTATCAAGACCTGTTTGTTCTGGCATTATTATTTTCCTCCGAGCGATGGGCCGCTAGGTTGGGCTAAAGATTGAAGTCCATATAGATTAACGTCTGTGCTTTGTCGACCTTGTGCGCGCCCGAGAGATTCAGCAAGCGCAGACTGCTCGGGAGTTTCGTACATCGCCGAATCCATTTGATACATTTGTGTTTTACCGTACCAATCTTTTACTTGTTGGGATTTGATACCATACTGTTTAACCGCACGTTGATAATTGTTCGCATTGAAAGGGTCGTTAGAATCGTAGAGAGTTCCTTCGGGATTTGATTCAGTTGATGATGAGCCTGCCGACATATTAGTTTTCTCCGTTCCACTCGTTTAATGGGTCATAATCATTTGTGCCTGGGGCGATCTTTGTTCGCTTCGCACCAAACTTGTGAGTCGGACTATCTTTTCTCGCGATGCGGAGAAAGAAAGTACAAGCCAAAGCGTCCGCGCGATCGGGTGAGTGCATCCCCCGTTTCACCATTTCGTCTTTTGACTCTAAAGCAATTTGATCGCTTCTACCCATAAATTTATATTCAGGTGAAACTAGGTCATCACGCAAGTAAGAATCGCAAGGAATAGTTCCACCCCTTAACCAATCTCTCATATCCGCCCAAA